TGCTGTGACGCTGACGGGCAAGGCGCAGGAGAAAGAGATTGAGTATCGCACCATCCTCAAGAGTGAGCCGACCTGTGCTCTCGCTGTTCCTGCTGCTATCGCTGGCAGGCTGCTCGACTACACGCTTAGTCTACGTTCCAGCGCAATGCACGCCTATCCGGGCCTCGTTGATGAAGCCAATGCTGGTACCGCTGCCCCCGGCCCCCTGACGTACTGTCAGGCGGTACTGTGGATTGACCCATTGCTAACGGCGATTGACCAGGCCAACAGCCAACTGGCTGGCATCCGAGACATTGAACAAACCCGACAAGGCAAATAACCCATGAGTGAAGCAAAACCACAGGACGGCAGCACCGTTAAAGGCTATCGGACTCTCTCGCATGGCGAGATTGGCAAAATGAACCAGTTCAAAGAATTGAGCCGTCAGTTTCATGATCTGCTGCGACAACACGGTGAGGACTTGGCTAAAGAGCAGATGAGCATGAGCGACGATAAAGGGTTTGAGGCGTTTGAGTGGATGCGTGAAGTTCGCCACACTATGCAAAAGGCCACCATGTTCGCTTGCCGTTCTGTAACCCGGCCAGATTCTGACTGCTGAGTAAGCATCACAAGGCCCATTTGCGAGTGGGCCTGAAGGATGGAAAGCAACCTTACCTCCAGCCAGCGGTGAGGAATAACACTGGCAGCTTACGGGCTAATAACCTTTCGGGGCTTCTCACCCTGTACCTGTTGCGTAAGCGGACAAACGGAAAGACGGAGGGCTAGCATCGTTGTGAAGCGAGGCGAAGCCCGTGACTGCGAGTGATCCTGATGATGAACTCTACGATAAGGGATAACGGTTAGCCACGCTGTGAAGCGTTGCGACATCGGTTATAATCCAATGAAAATCAGGCATTGGTGACAATATGACAGAAATTAAACGCTATATCGTTTTTGCTTACGATAGTTACGAACGTGGATGCGGAAGCAATGACATCCACAGCGCTACCACGACGATTGATGAGGCAGAAGAGGTCGCGCACAGTGATGAAGCGAGAAACAACAACGACACTGTAGAGATTTACGATATCCAGCAAGGAAAAGCCGTTTGCTCTTTTTACCGCACTGTCAAAGGTGAGTGGGTAAGAGACGAATAAGCTTTGTAAATCCGCACTGAACTAAGCCGCCTATGGGCGGTTTTATTTTGTGCTGAAAACTGCATTCACTGAGTTCACTTTTCAGCATAAACATATCGAATCATCGGCTGGTGGTCTCACCAGTGCCTGGGATTGTATTCGTCTATCCAGCAGGAAACTCTGAATGACCATTAATGCATGCATGGAAGTGGTGATCAACGGCGTGCCATACGCACCTGCAGCAAAGCATCGGTCTAATATCGGAATTGCAATCACCACCCATAATCGCCAAGCGGTGCTGGATAAAGCGCTGGAGCATCAGCTTAGACACCTACCGCCCGGAGCGCTGGTGGTCGTGATCGATGACGGATCATCAAAGCCCGTCACGGTGCCGGATGGCGTGCGGCTGATTCGCTGTGACATGTCACGCGGCATTGTTGCATCTAAAAACGCCAGCATTGAGGCGCTGATTGATGCCGGATGCGAGCATTTATTTTTATGGGATGATGATGCGTATCCTATAGCTGGTGGATGGGAACAGCCTTACATCGATTCACCCGAGCCGCACCTCGCTTACCAGTTCCTTGACCTGGCTGGCCCACGTAAGCTTAAAGACCTCGCCGTACTGTACCAGGACGATAAGCACATCGCTTACACCGGACAGCGAGGCGTGATGCTTTACTACCACCGCTCAGCGATTGAGAAGGTTGGCGGCTTCGACCCGGTTTACGGGCGCGGCATGTACGAACACTCTGACCTGGCGCTACGCATTCATAACGCCGGGTTAACCAGCTGGGCGTTCGCTGACGTTGCTGGCTCCGAAAAGCTGATTTACTCGCTGGACGAACATGAAGCGGTGGACCGTTCAGTACCGAAGCCTGACCGTGAAGCGCTGGTTAAGCGCAACGTGACGATTCATAACGAGCGCCGAGACAGCGGATACGCCGGATATGCTGAGTATCGAAGCCAGCGTAACGTGGTTATCACGACACTGCTGACCAGCCAGCCAGACCCGCAGCGCGGCACCAAACTGACTCCTTCACCTGATCTGCTGAGCAGGTGGGCCGCGTCAATTAAAGGCGCTGATGCTGTGGTGCTGGCTGACGAACTCCCGAACGCACCGAACGGCGCAACCATCCACCGCGTGCCTGATGTGGCGATGAACGTCTACTTCCGGCGCTGGCTGCATATTTACCAGTACCTTCGCGAGCATCCTGAATACCGGTTCGTCTGGTGTACCGATGGCACTGACGTGGAGATGCTGCGCGAACCATGGGCGGAGATGGAGCCTGGCCGACTGTATGTCGGTTCGGAGCCAAAGACCTACGCTGACGCATGGGCCACTACCAATCACCCGGAGCGGCCTTATGCTGAGTTCATTGCCGCACATCGTAATGAGCTGATGCTTAACGCTGGCCTGCTCGGTGGCACACGTGAAGATGTGATGGCATACGCGCATGCGATCGTCCGCATCTGGTATCGCACCGAGTCAAACAGGTTCTGGGGAAAAGAGAATGGCAAGCCATGCGTGGGCGATATGATCGCTTTCGGCATAGTGGGTTATCAGCAGCGCGACAAGTTGGTTACCGGACCGCGAGTGCATACCGTGTTTAAAACTGATGGCGTGGGTAAAGAGTGCGCCTGGTGGAAGCATAAATAGGCTGAAAGGCAGGAGATAAAAGTGGAAATTAACATTAGCTTTCCAGAAATAGGAAGCAGAATGCAATGGTCCGATAAAGTTGAAGATGGTGATGTGATAGGTGGAATGCAATTTATCAAGAAGATATCTTCGAAGATAAAAGTTTCTAAATTGAACGGTGTGCACCCTAGCGTTGAATTGGTGACGCATTACACTGAAGACTTTGACCCATCCGTTAGTTTTTCAGAGTTTGAAGCAAGGGCAAGTGAGCACATAAAAAACATCCTGTCAGGGCTGAATGTCCCCGCATAGCGGGGACTTGCATTACTTAATCTTGTGATAAATATTATCAGCTTTAGCGTATATATGGCTTACAGATAAGGCGGTATCCTTTTGGTCAGGTGACATCTGGTTATCGTCAAACCCAAAAGCTTTATCCATATACGATACGAACCTTCTTCTGAAATCACCCGGATCTGATGACTCAGCCATTGCCACTGCAAGTACGAATGCAAATACATCTTTCTGTCTATCGGTAAACGTTGAGCTCATTTACATTTCCTTTTCAGGGGTAATCAGCCATCCCTCCTGTTGTGAACGTCAGTGCCGCAAACACGGACGGGCTGAGGACATATAGTAACCAGGGTTAATCTATGGGCGAAGAAATAATGATTGTGGTTGTCGGCCACCACTCCCGCCGCAACATGGCTATGCGCCTGGCTGAATCGCTGGATGCTCACCTGCTTATTGATGAAGAGGGCAACGGGGCGAACTGGAATCACCGCCGTGCCATCGCATGGGCAGGCCAGCAGGATTGCAGGGTGGTGATTGTTGAAGATGATGCGCTTCCTGTTCCTGGCTTCGCGTCACTGGCTCAGGAATGGGTGGAGAAATTCCCTGACAACATCTGTTCGTTCTACCTCGGCACCGGACGCCCGCCGCAATACCAGATGCAGATAGCAGCCAGCCTCATCGAGGCAGACAAGCGGCAGTCCGACTACATCACGATGGATAGGCTTTTGCACGGTGTTTGCTACAGCCCACCACCGAACGGAATCAGCACAATCCTGAAGAACTGGAACAGCACTAAAGCCGCCGACTATGCCGTTGGTGATGCGCTTGGCCGCAAGGTCATCTATCCGTGCTACTCACTGGTGGACCATGCCGATGGCCTGCCGGTTGAGCGGCACCCCGACAACACCCCGCGCATTGAGCGCCGCAAAGCATGGCGATTGGCACAGCAGGTAATGTAATGGCCAGACTAAAAACAATGAAGCCACGGCTATCAGTGATGAACGCCAGCAGGCTCAAGCCGTTGACCGTTGCGGATACCCGTATAACAGGCTGGAAGCTTCAGGAGCGGCGCAAGAGGCTGTGGAAGGCTAACCCCTTCTGTGCTGATTGTGGTCGGCTGACAGAATACCCACACGGGTTCGAACTGGATCATAAGGTTGCACTCTTCAAGGGTGGTGAAGACACTGACGACAACTGTCAAATCCTCTGCTGCGGTGATGAAGGGTGTCACCGGAAGAAGACCAAAGCCGATATGAAACGATATTGATTCTCATTAAAGGGTGGGGGGAGGGCAGAAGTCTGAGGCGCGTTGCTTACGAAACCGCCCCCCCTCTCACGCACAGAAAATATCTCCCTTTGGAGGGTATAAACATGTTAACAGCCCAGAAGCGAAAATTTGCTCTGGCGCTGATTTCCGGTATGTCAAAAAAAGATGCGGCAATAAAGGCTGGATATTCTGAGAAATCCGCACGCTCCAAGGGTTCGCAGCTTGCTAAAGACCCGGAAGTCATCGCTTTTATTGCCCGTAAATCGAAAGAAAAAATCGAAGTCGATGACGTGCCAACTCATGGAAAAAAAGTTAATACCCCAGCGGTAAACACTGAGGCCGAAACTGAGTCAGAGCCGATTCCGAAAATCGTTATCGCCGCGGGTAAATATGATGATCCGCTGGAGTTTCTGAAGTCGGTTATGAATAACGATGGCGAAGATATCAACACTCGAAAAGATGCCGCCAAGGCGATGCTCCCCTACCTTCACGCTAAAAAAGGTGAAGGCGGTAAGAAAGATGCTAAGCAGGCTGCAGCACAGGCTGTGGCCAGCAAGTTTACGGGCATGGCTCCACCTCAGCTCATTGTGAATAACGGGAGATAGAAATGCCGGAATGGTCCACTGCCTGCACTGACTGGGCTGCCAGGCTGGTTAACCGGCAGTCAATCATCCCGCCGCCTATTTTCACAGATTCCGGCCAGCATGCTCTCTCCATATTCAAAGAGCTCAAGGTTACAGACCTGCCTGGCAAGCCCACTTTCGGGGAGTGCTCAGAGCAGTGGGTATTTGATTTCGTGCTGGCAATTTTTGGCGGCTATGACCAGCAGACGGGAAAACAGTGTATCCGCGAATACGGGCTGCTGATAAGCAAGAAGAACACCAAATCGACAATCGCCGCCGGGATTATGCTGACGGCACTGATTATCTGCTGGCGCGCTGACGAGGAGCATCTGATTCTGGCACCAACCAAAGAGGTTGCCGATAACTGCTTCAAGCCAGCGGCCAGCATGGTGCGTGAAGACGAAGAGCTTTCAGCGCTGTTTCATGTACAGGACCACATCCGCACGATAACCCATCGCGTCAACCGCAACAGTTTGAAGGTGGTGGCCGCGGACAGCGATACGGTATCGGGTAAAAAAGCGGGTCGCATACTGGTCGAGGAGCTATGGCTTTTCGGTAAAAACGCCAAAGCCGATGCAATGTTCATTGAGGCACTGGGTGGGCAGGTATCGCGCGATGAGGGATGGGTTATCTACCTCACAACGCAGAGCGATGAACCACCTGCAGGCGTATTCAAAAAGAAACTGGATTACTGGCGCAACGTCCGGGACGGAGTGATTAAAGACGGTAAAACGCTCGGCATCCTTTACGAGTTCCCGCCGGATATGGTGGAGAACGACGGATTCCGAAACCCTGATAATTTTTACATTACCAACCCAAATATGGGGCGCTCCGTCAGTAAAGAGTGGCTGGATGATGAGTACCTGAAGCGCTCGCAGGAAGATGAAGGCAGTCTGCGCAAGTTTCTTGCCAAGCATCTGAACGTAGAGATCGGCATGAATCTTCGCAACGACCGCTGGGCCGGTGCGGAGTTCTGGGAGGTGCAGGCCGACCCGTCAGTAACCTTCAAGCAGATTCTGGCGCGGTGCGAGGTCATCACCGTTGGCATTGATGGCGGCGGTCTTGACGATCTGCTTGGGCTATCCATTGCCGGGCGTGATAGCAAAACCCGCGACTGGCTCACCTGGTCCCATGCCTGGTGTCACGTTAAGGCGCTGGAGCGGCGCAAAAGCGAGGAAAGCAAACTCCGGGATTTTGAGAAGCAGGGCGATCTGACGATAGTTAAAAAAGTTGGCGACGATGCCGATGAAGTGGCGATGTACGTATCGCAGATTTATGAGGCCGGGCTGCTGGATAAAGTCGGCATGGACCCGGCAGGCATCGGAGTGCTGCTGGACACGCTGATTGACGCTGGCATACCTCAGGATTCAGTAGTTGGCGTCAGTCAGGGGTGGAAGCTCGGCGGTGCCTGTAAGACGACCGAGCGTAAACTTGCCGAAGGCGCTCTCAGGCATGCGCCTCAGCCGCTGATGAACTGGTGCGTGGGTAATGCAAAAGTGGTCATCAGCGGAAATGCCCCACTGGTAACTAAAGGGGCCAGCGGGATCGGTAAAATCGACCCATTAATGGCACTTTTTAACGCCATTTTTTTGATGGCACTGAACCCGTCAGCAACCAAAAAAGATTACAGCGTGTTTTTCATTTAGAAATTCCGCTCTCAACGACCCGCTCACGCGGGTTTTTTCGTTTCTGGAGAAAGGGAAATGAAGAATCAGCACGCCGTCAGCCTTCTTAAGGTTAAGGCGGTAAACGAGGATACGCGGGAAATCACGGGTATTGCGACAACGCCTTCACCGGATCGCTATGGCGACATAGTGATGCCCGAGGGGGCAAAGTTTCAGTTACCCATCCCGCTGCTCTGGCAGCACGACCATCAGTCTCCTGTCGGACAGGTCACCAGTGCGAAGGTGACCGCCGAGGGAATCGAAATTAAAGCCACCCTGGCAAAAGCGGACTCACCGAGCCAGCTTGCAGCAAGGCTTGAAGAGGCATGGCAAAGCATCCGCCTTGGTCTTGTGAAAGGGTTGTCAATCGGCTTCCGGCCAATTGAATACGCCTATATCGACGAGGGCGGCGTCCGCTATACCAGCTGGGAGTGGTATGAGCTCTCCGTTGTAACGGTGCCGGCCAACGCCGAAGGCACCATCCAGACCGTTAAATCTATCGATGAAAGACTGCGTGCCGCGTCAGGCAAACCGCAAATCGCGTCGAAAACCGAAAAATCTGCTGGCGCTACAGCACAAAAAAACTCTCAGACTAAAGGATTCAAAATGAATATTTCCGAGCAGATTAAAA